CATATAAGCGAATCGCATTGTTCAAATACCTACATTGCTTCTTTTTGGTATTACAAAGTGCTTCACTTATATGGTCACGAAAACGCCCCTCGTGTCCAAATGGCTTATATTTCCCCCGATTCTTACGATGACTCATTGCCTGTCCAACATAATATTTATTATTTTGAGTATTCGTGATTTTATAGATACACCCGACAACGCCGGAGATATCTTCAAGTATCTCGTTCATTCCTAATGGAACATGCGAGTTGAAACTTTAGATTCAAATTTAACATTCACTAGGTGGTTGTATAGACTCGTCACACTCTATGCGAAGTGTGGGAGCCGTGAAATTTACACTGTTAATCCTATTAAGTATTTTCACAACTTAATAAGCAGCCACCTGTTGGCGACAAGATTTATCACCGTCAAAGTCTGCGTTATAGGGCCTAGTGACTAGCACATTCAGTCGGAACGTCTTATAGGGCAGTACCTTCACCCTATGTGCCATCATAGACATCTTGTGGAGCGTCGGCTGTCGGTTGAACAGCACAATGTCCCCGTCAATCAAATGGCGATTCACCACATCCCCGTTGTACAGCACAATCTCATTCGTATTCACATGCTTCAACGCAATCATACGCCCATCCTTGCGTACAATCGTTTTCGCACCTGGCCACTTGTCCGCCCCATTCTGAACGAACTTGTAGAGTTTGGTCTTGTTGAACTGGGTTACACGCTCAGGAAAGGTGAGATTTGTGGCAATCTCCATCGGCACCCCCAATTCCTCAATGGAGATGTTGGGATCGGGCGTAATCACGGAACGCGCCGAGAACTCCACACGCTTGCCCTGAATGTTGTAGCGGATGCGCCCCTCCTTGGAGCCGATGCGCTGCTGGATGGACTTGAGAGGACGGCCTGAGCGCTGGGCTGATGGCGCCACGCCAGGAATCTGATTGTCCACGAGGGTGGCAATATGGTACTGAAGAACATTGGTGTATTCCGCAATCACATTCTCAGACGCCCCATCCTCAATCTTCTTCTGGAGCACGTGGTCGCTCTTGATAATCTCGGACAACTTGTGCGTCAGGTCATCCTCGGACCGTGTGTTATTGTCCTGAACCACGGAAGGACGCACCTGGGGCGGCGGAATGGGCAAGACGGTACAGATCATCCAGTCAGGGCGGCACCAGTGGCGACTGAGACCCATGAAGTCCACATCATCGTCTGAGATGCGACGGAAGAGACGATGAACCTCCTCCACCTCCAGAGCGATCTCCTTGGATACCCTCTTTTGCGCCTTATCCCCCAAATCCGTACCAGCGGGCCCTACTTGGTCGGTCATGAAGTGTGCCACCAGACTCGCGATGCCCTTGCGCTCAATCTTGAAGGGCTGGAGGGCGCCACAGCCATCCTCGGCCTCCTGACCACACCGAAGAATGGACTGGCACAACTTGGTCACCTCCCTCCAACGAGCCTCCCCCTTGCGCTTCGTCAGATTCGTATGAAAACTCTTGTCAATCTTGAGTTTTCCACAGCGAATACAGACGCAACGTATCACATTCTTAACGGTTTCAAGGAACTGAATGTAATACACGGGGCGTGTCAGACGGAAATGACCAAAGTGTCCCGGACAGCCATGGTTGGTCTGGCCACAGGACAGGCACTTCTTGCCGTTGTCTAGAACGCCCATGCGGGCGTCAAACAGCCCCCCTACCTTCGGCTCGGAACCCTCATAGGTGGCCTGGCTGGTGATCTCTACCACCGAACGTTCCTCAATCTCCTTGTCCGAGAAGATGCTGAACTGAACACCGACCACCGACTCGATGTCCTCTTGCCGATCACGATGAAATCCCTTTGACATCTGTTGTGTCAATAGAATTAAGTCTCTAAATCCCTTTTCAAGGGGACTCCGTAAATCAAATTTATCGTGAAAGATCCTTAGGTGGGTGGTGTCCCCCATACCCCTTTCCTAGAAGACAGATGGGCGAAAGCCATAAAAGATGTTTTCCAAAAAGAACCTTAGGCCTTTTCACAATAAGATGAAATAGATGGCTACGTATTTAGAAGAAGATCCGGACCTCAAGGTCACCTATCTATGGCATAATACCCGATGCCTTTATCGGCAAACCACCCACAGAGGAACTCTGTTGGAAATAATTGACCGCCCTATTTGGGGCCTGTCCTGTTATATGGATGGCGTCATTCAGAGTTGTGAACGGGATCAGGATCTATATCATGGCGCTCTTATCAAGGCCGCCTTCCACTACTTTGTTCGTAATACAAACCATATTAAGGTGTGTATTCTAGGAGGCGGAGAAGGAGCCACCGCAAAAAAGGTGTTGGAACGAGACAGGGTGAGCCAGGTGGATATGATAGAATGGGACAAGGATGTTCTGGACGTGTTCCAGGACCGATTTTCTATGTGGGCTAATTGGGACGATGAGCGTCTGACTATCTATAATGATGACGTATATGCCGTCTATAGAGACCGACGGTCCTATCATATTGTGATCGCAGATCTCTTTGATTTCAAGATAGAGGATGCGGAAGAATGGACTCTTCTTCTGCGAAAAATAGGACGATGGACCAAGAACTGTATCACTCTGTACGTTGGAACCCATGCCCCCTTTCTTCAGCCGTCTGACCCTGTGTTGCGAAAGGTTCGGAAGGTGTTGCGAGAGATGGGCTTTAAGACTCATCTCTCGTCCATGTATATTCCGTCCTTTCATGGATTTGCTATGTTTTTAACGGGTGTCCGATAGACTATAAAAAGTGGTATTTTGTGTTTGTTGTGTTTGTTGTGTTTGCTGTTTTACAGGCGTCCCTATAACCTGATAGTGTGTATTTACAGGCTGTGGTGCGAAATGTCCTGTATCCTGTCTATCTCGTTCTGCCATCATTCTGGCCAACGAATCTGACATCTGTTTTGACGCCATTGTATTGGTTGGCTTATAGGGTGTTCCGTGGCCATCAAATCTACGTAAGGCACAGCGACCTGTTGGACAGGACATACTCTTATTTCCTTCTCATAAAAAAATTTGATAATAAAGAACAGCACCTTAGGAACGCCAATCAAACCTAATCTAGAACAATGTCTACAGGAACAACAGGAACAACAGGAACAACAGGAACAACAGGAACAACAGAGGGAATTCTTATAACCAAGAACTATCAGCAGTTTCAGGTGATAGAGAATGATGTGATTCTCCATACCTTTGAAGGGGCCAAGAAGGCGAACAGGTGCCTTGTCGGGGACCTTGTAACAATTCAGACGGATGGATCTGTTCTTCAGAAGGAGCGGGCTCCCCCCATCACCTTGGCCGGCTACTTGGAACTGGACAGCAAGACCACCTATGGTCTGAATAAACGGGGCCATCCCCTCTATCTCTTCCAGCCTCTCAATACCGCCTATCCGCCCTTTATGGTGGCCTGTTCCGAGAAGGATCGGACTCATAAACGTGTGGCCCTCGTGGATACGATGGAATGGGACGTAAGTCGGGAACTGCCTCGGGGTGCTTTGAAGACTCTTTTGGGGCCTGTTGGAGATTTGGCAGCCGAAGAAGAGGCCCTCTTGTGGAATGCCTGTCCTTGGAAAGGGCTAACAGCCGGATTTGAAGTAGAACCGGATGATTGTCCCAAGAGAACCAAGATAGAGCGTGGATTCACCTTTAATATTGACCCTGAGGGCTGTAAGGATGTGGATGACTGCCTGACTCTTGAGCAGATAGACGAGTTTGAATGGCGTATAACCATTACCATCAGCGATGTGGCCTCCTGTGTCAAAGAACTGAGCGCTGTGGATTGTATGGCTAGTGTCAAAGGTCAGACCCTGTACCGAGACGGCTACGCCATTCGCCCGATGTTGCCTGTTGCCATGTCTGAAGATGCCTGTTCTCTGTTGCCTGATACAGAACGGCGAGGCGTGTCTCTGTCCTTCTTATACAGAGAGGGAGAGCCGTTCTCAGGCGTTGCGGAATGGTCTGAAACCCTTCTCAAGAATGAAACCACCTTTACCTATGATGCTGTTCCCGAAGACTTGGGGGATACATTAAGCGATGTCACGAGTGCGATCGCTGGAACACCGGTGACTGATCCCCACAAATGGATAGAGGTCTTCATGAAGTTCTACAATTGTGAAGCGGCCAAATTACTCGTGAAGGCGGAGGCAGGGATTCTGAGGAGACACAAGGGAGCCGATTTGGAGAGACTGATTACCTACAGGAAGATTGACCCCCAATTAGAAATGCTTGCCAATACCGCAGGAGAATACTGCCTTGTAGGAGACCCTAATACGAAGCACGTGGGCCTTGATACCGATGCCTATTGTCATGCTACCAGTCCGATTCGCAGGTACGCAGACCTGGTCAATCAACGCATTCTCAAACAGGTGCTTCGGGGGAATCTAGAGGGGCTTGTTGTGTCCATGCCGGTCTCGGATTTGAATCTGAGAGCCAAGGCCTGTCGGGGTTATGAGCGGGACAGGGTGTTTCTGAAGTGTTTGTTGGGAACAGGAGACAGGGAGTTTGATGCGGTGGTACTGGAAATAGGAGATAGAACCGTACTTTGGGTCCCTGCCTGGCAGCAGCGAACCAAGGTGAAGAAGATAGAGGGACTGGCTATTGGTGAGGCCATTCGGATTCGGTGTGCCATGAATGTGGGATCAAGACGATGGAAGGATAGGATGGTTATTGAGCGCATTTAGGTCGTTGACTACCTTTTGGTTTTTTCAGCGTAACATTGCGAACATTGCGAACATTTTTTTGAAATTTTTCACGGACTAACATTCGTTTGCGTGTGACATTTCTGGTCTCATATATAGATCGTGGGAATTTTTTACTATGAATATTGGTACGCATCTTACAGTAAATATTATTGCGCTTTTTTGTGGCATTATTTTTCTTTCCGCCACCACCAAACTGTAGATTATCATAATAGGGATTTCCTTTGGCTAATTTTGTGTTAATATCATCAATAGATTTACATTTTCCAGTATTATACAATGTTTTGCCAGTGGTATATCCAACTTCATTGTCTTTAGCAGAGAAAAAATCCATAGCAGAGTATGCTAAGCCTTGACTATATGTTCCTAATATACCAAAATTACAAAGCGGTGAGAAAATTTTATTTATAGAAGATTCTATGTATCCAATAAACGCATTAAGTTGTTGTTCATATAAAGCAGGATTTGTTCCCATTGAATCAATACATTTTTGTAGTTTTTCAGCATTATTTTTATAT